CTGATCGCCTGGTACATCCGCGTCATGGGCTGCCGTGGCTGGACCAGCTTTTGGAACGTCATCTACGTGCTGCCGGGCAGCGAGCAAGACGAGCGCCTGCTGCGCCACATGAACGGGATTTCCAATCCCGTTCTTTACGAGCGCAAGCATCTGGAACAGATCGAAATTGTTCGGTCTTAGCTTCTTACACTTCAACCAATAGTGTCTTGATTAAATTTGCTACATAGTCATTCTCCAAAAGCTGTTGATTGTGCTCTCGTGGATGTGTGTCGATAGTGCTTCGCACAAAACAGCACATCTATGAGATTTGTACATCAAAACAATCAACAAGTTACGAAAATCGTATGAGTCAACGAGACTCATTTTGAGGCTGCCGCCTCTTACTCTCAGCACCGCTCTGAGGAAGCATTTCACTCTACTCAAGACATCAAAGAGAGTCTAGAATCTTTGCGTCTGAAAGCAGATGTGGGATCAGTCAATCACACACTCAACCAATGATTCGATTATAGCGATCTTTCTGCAAAAGTGTGCGACTTTTCGACATATCACGAAGAAGTTTCTCAAGTTGAAGTCGAAGAAAGTGCTCAGATCGAAAACGTTCACGCAAAATTTTCTCGATCTGACAACGATCAAGACTCATGAGTTCTTTGACTTCAAGAGAGATGCACTCACTGAGAGTTCGTCCATTTTGACAAGGCATGTTTCTGTACTCCAAAGATGATTTTGGTTACGCAGATTCTCGCTCTTACCTCCTACGCAAGAAGTCTACAACACAGAAAATTTTTGTCAAGCAAAAGAAAGAGGACTTCATTTAGAAGTCCCCTTATGCTCTCTTACTTCAGCAAATCAGACACAGAAGTTCCTGCTTCCCAGAATCGACAACTCCAGTACCTAGGCGTTGTTTTGTCTTTTGCTGTATCACATGAGTGTCTTGCTCTGAAAGACTTTCTGCGCTCTGGATCATCACGCTTTATGGACATGTGTTGGTCACCGAATCGAACAACGACAACTCGACCTTCGCCATTCTTTACATAGACTGCAAATTTTTTCTTTTCGCCAGGAGTCCTGAACGGTTTGTTCAGTTCAACTTCTTTGCCTTGATACTCAGCTTCAGTTAGCTCAAGATACTCAGTGCTTGGTGTATCTGCGTCTTCGTCAATCCAAGCAGCGTCTTCGCATAGTTGAACATATGCTTCTGCAATTTGATCGTATTTCATTTAATCCTCTTGGCGTAGTCGAAAATGTTTGATGCATCTCTGTTAATGTGTTTCACATCATTTCTATGAATCTGATATGCTTCATCTGGATGCAATACGCCAAAATGTGCGACATGAGTTCCATGATTCATTATTAAATCAAGTTTCTGAGCATCTGACATTTTCTTGACTAGTGTTTTACCAGATCGTGCAAATACAGAGTATTCACCAGATTTTATGTCTCTCATAGTTTTGTCTGAAAGATGCTTATGTGCTAGGCTATGTAGCCAAGTTGGTGCTTTACCTGAGTGAATTAGTTCGCCAATAGAATCTTCATCTGGTTGAACATCTTTCAGTTGAGAGCCATGAATCTTGAAGAGATATCCATGCTCACCGTATTTTGGATTTGCTATGTCTCGTTCTGCATGTGGTGTTCCTAACACATTACCACCAATAGCATAGATTGCTGCATAATCAATGTGCGGAGTAATATAGTTAGCTCCATGTACTGGAGTCAATGAACTCCTAGAAACAACGTCAGATACTTTGATTCCATCTCGCAGAATAGCATCTGCGTTTTCTTTATTTGATGTACCATGCCAGAAAGTCATATTCTTAATCTGGTCATTTGGTACTGCCATTTCTTGAAGCATTTCAATATATGCTTCTGCAATTTGATCGTATTTCATCTTTTTAACCAACCCTTAATCATTTGTGGAATGCACAGTGGCATAAACATCTGAACAATCTTCTTATGTCCAGTACGTCGAAAGAACTCATCTTTTGGTAAAGCAGCAAGCGTCCAGTTGTCGAAATAGAGATCGCCGTAGCGACCAATCATATGCAGTTCACCAGTCTTTGTCTTGCACCAGATCAGTCCATACTTATGCGTTACACAGAGATTGAATAGAAACTTGAATAGATTCTTATCACTCATGTACCAGAAGACTGTGAGACTGAAGTCTTCACAATCACCGCGATATTTGCCGTCTCGCTCTCGCATGACCGACCAAGAATCAACCAGACGATTGTCGTCTTTCTTGTACTGAAATCTGCTTGCGACTAATCGAATTGCGGAATGTAAATCCATATTCTCTCTCCTTGTTAAAACTGAAATGTATCGTCATTGCCCTCGACCCAACCACGTCCAGAATATGCTGGTTCTGGCACACTATCAATGCCACGATCAACGTAGCCAATCGGCAACATCTGATCTTCAATCTCTTGCAACTGAGCAGCAAAGAATCGCTCACGCAAACTGAAGTCAAACAAATCTTTAAAGACTGGCTGTGTCGTCAAGTAGGCAAACATCACCAACGGCATTACTAAGTCATCATGCTTACCCTCTTCTGCTTTGTATGAAGTGCCAACACGAATGAATGTTGTGAATTCAGAAATCGTTTCTGCATCATTGACGATTAGTTGATCGTTCTCAATGAGAGACTTGAGCATATCGCAACCAACAGCTTTTGTCTTCTTTGTTGTGCGAAGTCCAGGAGCTGAACCTCGACCACCACCTTCTTTGATATCTTCCGATGATGACATATAGACATTCTCATACTCAAGATCATAGAAGAGAATATCAGCGACTTGTTGTCCAAGATCATTAGTTTCAATCAGAACGAATGCATCGTTGTAGAGTTCGCCCATTCGATAGATGACTTCTGGAAACACTAGCGTTGATATGTTGTTGTCTCGATACGTACAGACTAACTTATATGGCAACTGCGTAATGTCTATGATCTGGAATGTCGAGTAGTCAAGTCCTTTGCCACGCGAAGTATCAACACACATCACATAGAAGTGATCTTTGATCGGTGCTTCGTATTGCAGAATTGAGTGGTTGTTGGGTACTGGATATGTTGGATTCTGTTTGACAAATGCGCCCAATTTATCACCAGCAATTAGTGTGGCACTACTTCCAAGAAAATCACACAAAACTTCTTGTCGGAATTTTAATTCGCCAAGTTCTGCCAGTTGATCCGCAAGCCATTTCTCATCTCTTCCTGGATTCTCTGACCAATGGGCATCAACGTGTACAAATCCATTTGTGCCGTTAACAGCTTCTGTATAGATGTTATAGAAGTGATTCATGCCCTTTGGTGTGGACACGATGATTAGCTTAGATGTTTTTGATGACGATAGTGTTGGGAATACCGATGCAATAAATTCTTCAGCTAGATTGCTGTTTAAGTGTGCAAACTCATCGCAGAAAATATTGTCCAAAGAGAAGCCGCGCACTGCTGATGGTGAAGTTGCTGAACAAAATACGCGAGAACCATTCTCTAATACAAGAGATGTTTTATTCCATTCTTTGATTCCTTGTTGTAGCCATTTGGGACAATTCTCGATGATGAATTGAACACGGGAGAAAATTTCTTTAGCAACAGCAAGTTTGTTTGCAAGAATTGCGGAGTTAGTATTCTCTCCACCAAACATTACAAACCACGCAAAATATCCTGCAACAACCGTGGATTTCCCAAGTTGTCTCCCCAACCTACATACTATCTTACGATTTTCTCTAATTGCTGTGATGATTCTCTTCTGATACGAGAAAGGCTTGAATGGAACTGCTCCCTTGCCAAGCACAACAATCTTTGCGTAGTTTTCAAGAAAGTAAACAGGATCTTTTGCACACTTTGCATATTCAAGAATCTGATCTTGTGTAAACTCGATTGATTCACCAATCTGTTTTAGATTGGGATTGCCAAGATATCCCTTTAACTGAGTCATTTGTCATCCATTTGATAAAACACATTTCAAATATTTAAAGATTCATCACATCAAGCTTTTCACTAAATACAGACATAAACACGATTTTGTAACCAAGAAAGGTTTTTAACTATGGCAAATTTCCTTAGTCCTGAAGTCCGCGTGGCGGAGCGCGACCTCACAATCACCACTCCAGGCGTTGCAGTCTCAACTGGCGCTTTTGTTGGTGAATTCTCATGGGGTCCAGTTAACGATGTAACTCAAATTTCAAACGAAGCAGTTCTTGTCACTCGCTTTGGTAAGCCAAACAACACTACGTTTGCATCATTCTACTCTGCAAAGAACTTCCTTGATTACTCAAACAATCTAATGGTTGTTCGCGCAAGCACTGCTGGTCAACTCAATGCAGTTGCAACTGGTTCTGCTGTCAAGATTGGTAACACCAATACCTATGAAACCAGCTACATGAATGGCGAAGCTTCTGTTGGTATGTTTGCTGCAAAGTATCCAGGCGTGATCGGTAACTCGCTCAAAGTCTCGATGTCTGATGCTGCAACGTTCTCTCGCACTCTAACTGGTACTGTTGCTGTTGCTTCTGGTGCTGCAACTCTGACCGGTACTAGTACCAAGTTCACCGATGAACTGACTGTTGGTTCTTATGTCACGCTGACTGTTGGTGGCTCTGTTGTCACTAAGCAAGTTACTGGTGTTACTTCAGACACTGCCGCAACTGTTGCGTCTAACTACTCTGCTGCTGGCACTGGTCTAACTGCTGTTGCAAAGTGGCAATATGCCGATCTGTTCAGTGCTGCTCCAGTTGATAGCAATCGCGCACTCGCAATGGGTGCTTCCAAAGACAGTCTACATGCAGTAGTCGTTGATGAAGATGGTCTATTCAGCGGAGTTGCCGGTACTGTTCTAGAGACTTTTGACAATATCTCTAAGGCTGCTGATGCACTACG